CAAGTTGATGAGTCCTAATAAAACAGTTTTAATTCCAAACCCAAAAGCAGGTTGTTCTTTATCAGAATCTATTACAGGCAAAGATGTAAGACTTTTAAAAGAAAAATATCCAGGTGTGCCAGTAGTAACCTATGTGAATACATCTGCTGAAGTTAAAGCAGAAACAGATATTTGTTGTACATCTTCCAATGCAGTTGAGATAATTGAATCGTTGGGAGTAGATAGAGTTATATTTCTTCCAGATGAATACCTTGCTAAAAATGTTGCTAAAGAAACAAAGGTTAAAATTATAGCTTGGCACGGTACTTGTATAGTACACGAAAAATTTACTGCTGAAGAAATTAGAGAATATAGAAAAGATAATCCAGGTATAACTATTTTAGCTCATCCAGAGTGTCCACCTGAAGTAGTTGCTGAAGTGGACTTTACAGGTTCAACATCTAAAATGAGCAATTATGTTAAAGAAAAACAACCAAGTAAAGTATTGATGGTTACAGAATGCTCAATGAGTGATAATGTTTCAGTAGAGAATCCAAATGTAGAATTTGTTAGACCTTGTAATTTATGTCCACATATGAAAAGGATTACTTTACCAGGAATATTACAATCGTTAATGTTGAACACATATGAGGTGAAAATACCAAATGATATAATGGAGAGAGCAAGACGACCTATAGAGAGGATGGTATATGGCACACATTAGAGCGATGAAATCAATGATAAAAACTATTAGGACTTATGATGAGTCTATTAGTGATAGGACTTTATGGGCAATGCAACAAGTACCTAGAGAAAAATTTATAAAAGAAAAAGGTGATAGTTATTTAGATACACCTTTACCAATAGGTTTTGGTCAAACTATTTCACAGCCTTATATTGTGGCCTATATGACAGATAAACTTAATATAAACCCTTTAGATAAAGTATTAGAAATAGGTACAGGTTCAGGTTATCAAGCTGCTGTGTTAGCAGAAATGGCTTATGATATTTATTCAGTAGAAAGAATTTTTAAACTATCACAAAGGACTGAAAAATTATTAAGACAATTAGGATATATAAACATTAAATTAAAAGTTGGTGACGGCTATAAAGGATGGAAAGAGAATGCTCCTTATGATAGAATTATAGTTACAGCTATGTCAAATGAGATTCCACAAGAGTTGATTAAGCAATTAAATGTGGGTGGTAAAATGATTATACCACATAATGGTGTATTAAAATTGTGTACCAAAATGGAAGATGATGTGCCTTATAAAGTAGAAGAATTAATAGGTGTAGTGTTTGTGCCATTGGTAAAAGGATGATAAACATAGCAGTATTAATATCTGGTAGAGGTTCCAATTTACTTTCAATCATTAAAAACTTTGGCGAACAAGTTAAAGTAGTAATAAGTAGTAGTCCAAAAGCATTTGGGTTAAAGTATGCAAAACAATATAATATACCTTCTGAAATTGTAGAGTCCGAAGGACAAATCATTAATGAAATTAACAAGTATAATATTAGTTTAATTTGTATGGCAGGATTTATGAGAAAATTAAATAGTGCATTTACTAAAAAATATAAAGTTTTAAATATTCATCCATCATTATTACCAAAGTACAAGGGATTAAATGTGCATAAACAAGTATTAGACAACAAAGAAGAATATACTGGTTGTACGGTTCATTATGCTACAGGAGAATTAGACTCAGGAGAAATTATTATGCAAAGTAAAGTGAAGATAGATAAAGATGAAACAAAAGAATCACTTGAACTGAAAGTTTTAAATGAAGAACATAAATTATATCCTAAAGCTATTAGAAAAGTTTTAAGTACAATACAACCAAGATATGATTTTACAACAAAAGAAATTATAGAAGCTATGGACAGGATAAATGCCAGATAGAGTATTTTGTATAGGCAATGGTGAGAACCGATTAAATTTTCCAATAGAAAAATTAAAGGGTAAAGGTAAGATATATGGTTGTAATGCTATCTATAGAGATAATCCAGATGTAATAGATGTATTGACAAGTGTTGATTATGGTATATGCCACGAAATATATCATAGTGGTTATGCACAAAGAGTTCCTTGCTATTTTAGAGGTTGGTCAAAAGTGCCTGCCTATATGTACGAAACAATGGCATTAGGTTTTGCTGACAAGGCTGAATTAGATATTGTAAAACATTTTGATGCTATTAAAACAAATGAGAAAGGTATATCAACTGAATTTGTTATGCACGGTTCTACAATTAAAGGTATAGTTGGTATTATTAAAGGTAAAAGAGAAGTTGCAGAGCATTATCCAGAAATTGTTAGAAAGAATATTAAGAAGTCCCAATTGTATATATCTTGGATAAAAGATGGAGATAAGTCCCACGATTTTAAAGATGTTGATATAAAATTTCAGGACCACGGTTGGGCTTCAGGTTCAACTAGTGGTTTTATTGCTTGTAGAGTGGAGAAACCTACAGAAGTTTATTTAATAGGCCACGATTTAGAAAGTGATACAAATATGATTAATAATGTTTATAAAGGTACACCTAATTATACTACAAAATCAGGTGGACCTACACCGTCAGTTAATTGGATAGACCAATGGAGAACGCTAATGGGATGGTGTCCAGATATAACGTTTTATAAGGTCAACAAGGATGAGTCTGTTGTCCCAACGTGCCGAAAACTACCCGAATGGAGTAAGTTGCTCAATATTAGATATATGACCCATTCACAGCTGCTTGACAAGTTAGACATTACCTGATATAATGGAACATAATGATTAGAATATTAGATTTCTTAATAGATAAGTTGTCACAATTTAGACACTTTCTCCGTGAAAGAGATTTACCTAGTGAGTGTAAAACTGATTGGGTTAAAGGTTATCGTAAATGGAAGAAGTCTTATAAATAATCAAGTGAATTATATATTATGATACGAAAGATATACTTAAACTAAAATATACAAGGAGATATACAAATATGAGTATTGCGTTAGAACAATTAAAAAAGTCAAAATCTAATTTTGACACTTTAACAAAGGCGTTAGAGAAATCAATCACAAAAGATCCATCAAAGAAAAGTAATTACCAAGATGATAGATTCTGGAAACCAGAATTAGATAAGTCTGGAAATGGATATGCAGTAATCAGATTTTTACCTGCAATAGAAGGCGAAGATATGCCTTGGGCAAGAGTTTGGCACCACGCATTTCAGGGACCAGGTGGTCAATGGTACATTGATAATTCTTTGACGACTTTAAACAAAAAAGATCCTGTTTCGGAAGAAAATACAAGACTTTGGAATACAGGTATCGAGTCAGATAAAGATATTGCTAGAAAAAGAAAAAGAAAATTACAATATTATTCTAATATTTTGCTAGTTAATGATCCAAGACATCCAGAAAACGAAGGTAAGGTATTTTTATACAAATTCGGTAAAAAGATATTTGATAAAATTACTGAAACTATGAATCCACAATTTGAGGACGAGAAGGCGTGCAACCCATTTGATTTTTGGGAAGGTGCTAATTTCAAATTAAAGATTCGTAAAGTTGATGGTTTTTGGAATTATGACAAGTCGGAATTTGAGCCAGTTGGTAAGATTAAATCTACCGATGATGAGATTGACAAAGTATGGAAATCTCAATATGCTCTTAAACCCTTCGTTGATCCAAGCAATTTTAAAACGTATGATGAACTTAAAAGTAAACTGAATACGGTATTGACTGGACAAAGAAGCACAGAATCAGTTGCTGATATTGACCTTCCAAAGGTTAGTAATACTGCACCGAAGGCGACTAGTACAACTACGAATAGTGGTTGGTCTGTGACAAAAGATAAAGTAGAAAACGAATCAGGTGAAGGTGATTCTATATCATACTTCAGCAAATTAGCTGAGGACGATTCGTAATCTATCTCTCACACTTTACTTTAAAGGGCACTCGAGCAATTGGGTGCCCTTTTTTAAGATGAGAACGAGTATAAATAATAATGCACACAAGTGCTATGTGGTATCGCAATATTGATACTATGAATAGAAATAACAAAAATATTTGTTAAAGGAGAATAATATGACAAATAACACAAATACGTGGGACCCAAGCGGGACCTACACATTGTCAGAAATCGCTGACAAACATATCAAACCACAACAAATCAACAATTTAAAAAACTTTTCTATAGTAGGTGATGTACCTGAAAATGGTGCTCAATTATCTACAGAAGATGTTTTGAAATTAGAAGTTGATGGCTCTTACAATAGAGGTATAGAAGATTTTTCATATACAAATTTATATACAAATTTGGATAGAAGAGGCGGTTTTGATTATCGCTCAGCTTCAGGTATCATTACTTTTGTTAGACCAAATAAAATTGAAATGGTTGTTGCAGGAGTGCATAGAGGAGTTTTTGCTAGTGTTAAAGGAATACCATTAGCAGTAAACAGATATTATCACAAACCTGATAATACAATTACAGAATGCAGAAGAATTGAAGCACGAGTCTATACAGACGAAGGTTATCATTTATATAAACAAACACCAGACCAAGCTTTCAAAGCCGCTTATGTGGCGGAAGAAGATTGGGCAGTTGATTTTTCTAAAACACTTAAAAGATTAAAATTAAGTGTTAAAGGCATAGGTCTTTTAAATGGTACTATATTAACAGGTTATCAAACTTTAAGAAGAAGTATTGAAGAATTTGGTAAACCTGCTGTAATCAAGGCTGGTCAATTATTAGAGGATGAATTAGAAGATGAAACAAAGTTAAATTCATTGTTCATTTCAGGTTTGTCTGCTTTAGTAAGCAAAGAACAGAATCTTGTTGACAAGTATCTTAAAAAAGCAATTGATTCAGCATTAACATCTGAAAATTTTTTAAAGAGAACTCAACACGGTCACGCTGTACCTAATTTAGCAATTAGATTTGCTAATAAGTATAACGGAGTTGTGAAAAGAAAAACAGGAAATCAAATAGACTTAATAAATTTATGTAAAAGACTTGATGTAGATACAACAGTTTTATCTACTGACGGTGTAATTGTAAATGCTTAAGTTTTAACTTTAAAGGGCACTCGAGCAATTGGGTGCCCTTTTTTTTAAGCCTAAAATGTTTTAAGATGTTTTTCGGTGAGTATAACAAAATTCATACCTTTTCTTTCACACCACTCCCTTGCATACGCCCATTTAG